TCCTCTTTGCGCGGCGAGCCGGGGGGCGAGACTTTTGTAAAAGTAATCTCGTGATCCGCGTCACCCTCAGTTACATAAGCAGAAAACAGCTCGAAATCTTTAGTTGATTCGCCAGAAATGGTGATTCTGTATTGATCGCCACCTATTCTTTCTACTAATACCCCTGTCTCACCAAATACCGGCATCTCTTGCAGATTCTTCTGGATATTGAAGACGGTCGAGGATTGCTCGTCAGTGTTAGAGTCACCCGCGTAAGTAATCGACTTGGAAGTTACGCCCTCAATATCAATCTCAAATCTATCGCCGTTTCTCCAGTTTGGCCCGTTAGTATGACCAAGATCCATGGTCTGAACTTCGTTAACAGGTGTCGGGCTTAACTCATCGTCAAAGTCGTACTGCGGGATATTGGTAAACGGGATGTTGTCCAAGAACCAATCAGCATCTGCACCCAGATTAACTAAACGAATCGGATTAAAGTTGCCGAACACCAGCATGACGTTTTCGATCTGAGCCACGCGTATGGTTGATACATCGACAGTTGAGTCATAGTTAGGCTTTATATCAGCAACCCGCGTTGTTTGATAATTAAGCCCAATAAGACGCGTTCTAAATATTGCGATATTGTCTCGCGTAAACTCAAAGAGGTAATGACGGTCATCCTCAACGCTGAAATCTTCCAGCTTACAAGCACTATCAGCACCCGTTTCTTTTGGTAACAAGAATCCTGCCAGCGTTACCGTTGCAGATCCCAAGTCGGTAGTGCCAACACGGACTAGACGCCAATATCGGGCATAAAAGCCAACTCTAATACGGAAATCTTGAGGGTTTGTGCCAATCAGGTTAAGACTGCCAGCATTGGTCCAAGTCGTGTTATTCGCTGAATACTGCACTTTGAATTCATCAGACGTACCAGATGACAAACTGATCTGCCTAACGTCAACAAACTCTGTGTCTACTGATTCGGTTGTGCCTCGGTCAGCGTGAATCACGACGTAATTATCTGTCGTTCCTATTGCCGCCGTCGTTGATGTAGTGGTTGCGTCGTTGTCGTAGACAGTCGAAGCCGTTCCACCGTTAGGCATGGTGCCTAAGTATGAATGATCTACTAAAGCGCGAATGGTGGACGCCACAAACTCAGTACCGGGACGACGCTTTATCCCGCCTTGAGGGACGATCACAACATTATCGGCAGTTTCCGCCGCCTGATAATACTGATTGATGTCAGTACGACCCTTCAACAGCGGAGACAGCTCTCCACTGACAAAGCTAGACTGGATGAATCGAGTCTTAGCCATTAGTACCTCACACTAGCGAATGGGTTGCTCCGTATCCGCTCAACTGGGGCTTGCTGAGAGTCTGTAAATCTAGCCATACGAGACGCATTTACGTACGCCGATGCCATCTCACCTCGTGCCGCAGAGCTATCTCTAATGCTTGCCGCGAAGTCCATAGCTAATGCGTACTCAACAACCTTTGCAAAGTACACAGGCCAGTCGGCTTCTGCCACGTTGTAAATGTAATCAGCGTACAGCTCGTTAGATGAGTTGCTGTATAGCTTGTCACCGTACACCTGATAGTTAGAGTCAGGCGAAACAGTGATTAGGAACAGCAAGTCAGTGGGTAGCTGGTAGATAGATGACCAGCCATTAGGATCTGGCGGAGTGCTTACCTGCTTAGTTATCTCAACTTGCTTACGAGCAAACGTCCAACGATGCTTTGTCAGCTCGTTTTGAACGATGTTGTCATATAGCTTGTCTGCAACAACTTCACGGCGCGTACCGCCATCCAGTGAGCTAATCGGAGTGTCCCCGATCAGAATGAGAGCATTGCTAATGAGGTCGATCTTGGTCGCCATAACTCACCTAGAAATAGAATGGCCCCCGAAGGGGCCGGGTAAGACTTATGCAGTCTTGTCGTACTGGACCTTAACCAAGCCGCCCAAATCACGAACGACAGCACCAGCTTTCAACATACCGTTGGTAAGCCATGCAGTCTTCTGTGGGACGTAGTTGATTTCAGTCTTCATGTCGATACCGATAGCAAGACCAACAGCGGGACGCTGGAAGAAGTAAGAGTCCACGATGTCAGAAGCTACAGTCAGACCGCCTTCAGAGCGAGTCTCGATCACGATGAAGTTAAAGCCACACAGAGTGTTCACTTCACCAGATACGAGTGCCTTGATAGCCTGATAGTCGCCAGAAGTCGCCTTCTCATCACCAAGCAGACCGCCAAGACCTTGCGCTTCGATAACTGCAAACAGCTCAGAGTTAGGTACACCCTGATCACGAAGAGCAACCTGCGCGTCAATGACCTTAGCCATTGTCAGGTTTGTGCCACCCTCAACGATATCAGATGCAGTAGGAGTGATAGCGTCCATTGCGTCGATAACAAGCTGGTCGCAACGACGACCGAGAGCGCCAGCGATAGTGTTCGCAAGCTCTTGCTTCTCGTCAAAGTTAACTTCAGCGGCATCAAAGATGTCTGTGTACTCTGGCGCGTTCCAGTTTGCCAAAGTAGCAGTCACCATTGAATGGCCTACGTCCATTGGGGCAACATCAGCGGCAGTAGTCTTCTGGTTCGCTGTGCCTTTGCCCATCTTACGGAATTTGTAGGTATCACCTACGACGTTGTTTCGTACAGTAACAGCACCTTTGAGCAAGCCCATACCTTGATAGGCGTGCTTCACCATGCTGTCAAACTCAGTTACCGCAACTGCGGAAAGATTAATTGACATGATTCAGTCTCCTCTATGTCAAATGTATAAAAATGATTAAGAGGTTTTAGACTGAGTACCCGGCAGTCGGTCAGTCGTTCAACCTAAAACTACCGGGCCTTATAGAAAGGGGTATCCGATGCGCCGATGATACCACAAACAATAAGTGGTTAGCCAACCGTCCTGTTGTACGGACGATCACCACCAAACTCTTGCATCATGCGCTGAATCTTACGCTCATGGTTCTGGTCAACAGAGCGAAGTAGCTGTCCATTCTCGTGCTTCTTGAACATCTCTGCTTCGATGTCATCCCACGTAATACCGCCCGGCTCAATGTGTCCGTCAATCGGTAGTTTAGCGGGGGCTGTTGCCTTGATAAGCGCCTCAACCAGCTCGACAGCTTCAGCACTGTTCACGCCATAGCGAACACGCTCGTATGTGTCTGAATCGAGATTGTTCTTCATGTACTGCTCGACAACCTTGACGCGTTCCACACCATTATCGCCTAGCTTCTGAAGCTCCACCTCCATCGAGACTTCTTCGACTGCCTGCTCTTGTGCAGTCAAAATATCCCATGCGTCATTCAACGCTGATTGCGACATATTGGTGCGCTCACCAAACGACACAAGCTCCTGCCAGAGCGAATCATCCTGTTCAACGCCCTCAATTGTTGCGTATCCCTCTTTTGGTGCGCCAGTAAAGCCACCGAACTTCTTCTCCAGCTCCGTGTATGCCTTGGCTTGCTCTGCAACTGACTTGTATTTGTCGGCTTTGTACCACTCAGGTTGATCGCCTACGCCTTTGATGCCATCGCTCAAAAAGAATTCGCCTTCACCTAACGTAGGTTCTGCGGCGTCTACTAATGAGGTCAGGGTATCGTTACTCTCTACGGCCTGTTCGTCCATGGTTTATCTCCAGTGATGTTGAAATGAAATCGTTACTCTCGTTCGGCTTGCTGTATGTAATGAATAATCAGCCTGATCACCCCTGCCTCGCCATTGTGATACGCCGCTTCATACGCGACGTTCTGGCTGGACAAGGATGTTGAGTTATCGAATAGAAAGCGCCGAGTCAGATCCTCTAAAACCTTCTGCCCATCCTCAGTGGCGAAGCACCGATGGTAGGCTCTGATGATTTCTGTGATCTGTTCTTGTGCTTTGGCGCGTTGCTTCTTGGCTTCCGGGCTTGCGCCCTCAATAGTTTCCCATGTCATAGAATAATTTTGTTCTTCTCATACCATTCAAGTTCGTTTGGCTTCAGCGCATCTACCTGATTAGCTCGCGCCTCAACTTCATCCGGGTGATTGCGGTATCCATGCTTCAACGCCAGCCAGAGATAGCGTGCGTAAAAGCGTACAACGCCACGCTCCTGTATCTGATAGCAGTGCTGTAGCTCATGCCGGAACAGGATCTTGTTCTGCGTTTCGGTTGAATAGGGTCGGACAAAGACAAAAGGCCACAACACGATCCCGTGGTAGCCGATTGGAAACCAGTTATTCCTTACAACCCAGAACTTCATTCAGCCGGTGCCGGTTGTTGTTGTTCCATCATCTTGGCTTGTGCGCCAGCTTGGATGATCTGCTGTTTCTCCATATCAGATCGCACTAAGTCTGACGGCATCCCCGTCTTGTTCGCCGCCCACGTACCGAAGTCCTCGATCTTATAGGCTATCTGTACTTGCTCGGGGCCAGACGTACCCAGCACGAACTGTACAGCCTGTTGAACAGCTAACAGATCCTCACCATCCTGCGCTCGTGCTAGTGGAGAAGTGAACTTAATCTGCACATCGCGCCCATCTAGCTCGATAGGAACGATCAGTCCGCGTCGAGTCAGTATTGCGACGACACGCTTGAGTATTGGTACGAGTATCTCGGTCTGAAGTCGCCCAAAGGCCGACCCGATCCGTTTTGCAAGCTCTCGGGATTCAATAGCAACCTCAGTGGCGCTACGAACAGGACCAGCAGGATCACGCAAGTCGTTGAACAGTGCCAACTTGATAGCGTTCTGAAGCTCCACGATTTCGAATTGCGCGAGAGCAAGGTTCGATCCTGTATCGAGACGTTGAATAGAAGGGTTGTTGGTGTTGTTTGATCCGACTGGGATCACGACACCCGGTGCAATGACCATATTGTACGGGTTTGTCACACCGTCGTCAGTAGCTGTGTACATACCAGCAAGGTCGATTGCGGCTTTCTGCAAGACAAACTCTTTAGCTTTGTTCAATGAGCGTACATCGGGAAGTGATTGCATAGCTGGGCCGCGACCACGGACCTCTCCAGCTACCTTTGTGTAGCGACCAGTAACCCATGGGCTTGATTGACCGAAGTCTTGAGTCCACGAGAAGCGGTTCTCTTCTGCTACCCATAGGCATCCGTAATACTTCTTGTCTTTAGGGTCATAGATGACGCCTTCAGATACACGGACTTCACTGTTTGGGCTGTTCTCGATCATGTTGCGGATCTTCTGTGACGCCTCAAAGCCTCGCCACATACGCTCTAGCAACCGAGCCTTAACCTCAAACCGTCGCCAATGCGTCTCAACGCCGCCATACGGACCTTCTTCAAACGCAATGCCCTTCTGTGGGATCGTGTTGAAGCAAATAGGGTTGGTCTCATCGTCCGTCTCTTCAATCTTCATGGTGGCAGTGCCTACCAATAGATCGAGTGCGGCCTCATAAAACTGCGTATGGAAGTTGGATCGGTTGATATAGTCGAATACTAGCTCACATTGCTGGTCTAGGTTCGCCCGGATGTCCTCTTCAGACACATCGAACTGACCTGATTCGAGCAATCGAATGATCTCATCGGTCGGCTGGAAGGTAGCCCAACGCGACATGATCGGAGCAATGTTCTCTTGTAGCTTGCTTGCGCCCTGCTGGATAGCTGTCAACGCAGTCGAGTCAAAGATGCGGTCCATCTTCTTCTGGCCTGTGTTCTCAGTGTCGAACAGGTTCCGTTGAGGTAGGAAATATTCATACACATCTTGCAATTGGTCGTGCCACATTGCCTGAGTGCTGAATGCTTTTTGCTCTCGTTCCTTAATATCTTGGATCGAGCCTAGATGCGGGGGCAAGCTCATAAGATTACCTACTTAAATTGGACGTTCATGCCGCCATACGGACCTGTTGGAGTGCCGCCAGCACGACGTGGGCCAGCCGCTCCGCCACCCATGCCTAGCATAGTACGAGCCGGGGCCGCACCAGCACGACCGCCAGCCGCTTCAGCACGACTGCGAGGTACACCGCCTAACAATGACTTGGTTCCTAGCTTACCGCGAGCCATTGCACGGAAGCGCTCTTCCTGCTCTCGGATCTCTTCATCCAATGCCGCCGCTTGACGACGCTCGACAGCGATCTGCTGTGCTGTGGGCTTAGGTGCCTTTGGTGATTTCACTTGATTATCTCCTATCCTAAAAGAGTAGAGCGAGGGGCCAATCTAGTTGCATTAG